CAGGAGGTTCGACACACGACACCGAGCTCTTCTAGGGGGTTAAGGTTAATAATCTTTATCGACCTAACCCACTCAGTTACGAGTGGTCCCCTGAAGAATGCCATCTCTGGCCTGGACACTATCATAGGTCCAGGACTAATACTCCACAGAATTTAACCTGTGGGCACCCATCTCGACACGATTCGACTGTTAAATCGGATCTGAGAGAACTCAAGATGATCACGATCCCGTCCGAGGAGGGGAACATGAAAAAACTTGAGCAATGCTGCGTATCCATCTAACCGATCCCGCCTTTTCAGCGGTTTCAGCGCAAAAGCTTTAGTCTTGAGCTGATGCGTTCGACGACACCACTTGTGTGCTGTCATCGAGTCAAGATGAGTATGCAGCCCCAAAACGCCGGATTCTTTAGATACAAGTGGAAGTCGCTTTCCTAAGCGAGTTTCCACTTCATTCTGAAGGACCGTCGCGAACGAGTAAAGGCCTCGCAGCCATGCTTGGTTGCTAACCGATACAAAATTCGCGATTAGGTTTGGGCTTGTCGAGATTTGATCCGGCTGGTGCCGTATGTACAGGGGGGTAATATCTACACCCCTCCACGCTTCGACACCACAGCTCTCCTTGAAGTTTCCTGCAAGGAAGCTCTTCTTGGCGTTGACTTTAAGGCCAACGTCATGAAGCCGATCAACCACCTGACGCGCATATTTCGTGCTTACGATGATATCATCGCCGTAGACACGAACATGCCTGGATGCGCGCTTGACCTTCCAGTAATCGCAACCTTCGTTGCGAGCCATCAGGATGGCTGCAATGCTTATGACAGCAAAGCAGACAGACTGTACTGGAAAAGTCAAAGCGTTTCCCATACCGGCAAATTTCATTAGAGTCACCCGCTGTGAAGCGCATGAAACTAACTGAGAACGACAATCCATCATATGGTCTAAGAATAGACCATGATGTCTGAATACAGACTCGACGAGCTTTATGCTCAACAAGTCTGACGCAGACTTCAAATCGATGGTTGCCCAGTTGTCGTATAGGGAGCCTTCCAAAGCCAGTTTTTGATTCAGGCTTTGGTCGGTGAGAGCTAGACAATTACCAAGGATTGAGCACTTCTCGATAGAATCTCGAAGTGCCGTATTCAGTCCCTGCTGGATAAATTGATTCAGCAGAGGCTCAATGGTAATCGTGCGACGCGAGGAAGAATTCTTCGCAACGCTGATTAGTCTAGCAATGCATCCAGAGGATCTGTTGGGAGAGGCAAATAGAGTCGTCGACGACGCTATCACAGCTCTGTCAGATAAATCTGACAGGGACACACTGTGATCAGCATAGCCATACGTCTCCACGTCGAAGTCAGCATTCTTTACTGACTTAGACAGAGCTGACCACTTCTGGTTCGCTCTATATCCTTCCTCAACAGCACCGGGGCCGTGTTTAAAAGTCATCGTATCGAACGCCTTAGAATTCAGGTCGTTCAAAATGACTCTGGACACACGTCCGATCAAATGATCGAGCTGATCAGGTAATATAACCTGACCGGCTTCTTCATCACATCGGAAAAATTCAGCTACAGCCTTCTCGTGAAGATAATCTTCTTCATCTGAAGACAGCTGAACTTTCTTAAAGAGCCGAAGTGTTTCGCGTAGACACTTCAGAACCCCTTCGTCAGGGGTCTCTCTAAGATACCCGGTGAGCGGTTCGAATACTTCGCAGAACATACCTGAGAGAAATCTCGGGATTGTTCCCCCTCTGACTGTTTTAAAGCCAGGCGGGCAGGCGAACTTGCCAGACGAGAGGCCTAAAAGTAAGGCATCATCTAAGGCAGGTAAAGCTGCGGTTAGGAACCCGTAGCCTTCGTTTTCGAACCTCTTCTCAACCGTGATGATATCACGGTCGAGTCCTTTCACATCAGGGTTTAACCTCTTCGAGTCTTCGAAGAGGCCCAGTAAGAGAGCTATCGGACTTTTCATCGCAACCTCCTTGAGGTAATCGATTCCGAGTCTGAGCAGCCTCTCCGTCGTCTAATTGACGACGTACTGCGCCGGCGTCGAGAGATACCGGCTCTGTTGGCGTTGTTCGGGAGCACCCAGAAGAAACCACTGCAATGATGCAGAGAATCCCAAGAGTGAACCCAACACGAAACAGAGTAGCAAGAACCAGATCTGCGTAATATCCATCGGAGAGCTTCATCGTTGGACCCTTTAACGGGCCAGCGAGTCGGCTAACCCATGGTTTGAGCAGAAGGTCGCAGCCGGACGGCTACGACTGGAACTGGATCAAGCGAGCAGTTGTCACCTCGCCATCATCTCGGAAGTCGGTCAGAGCTTTCGCCAACGCAATAATATCCGCGTCGGTGAAGCCGAAACTCGGCCGAGAGATGGTGAAGCTAACGGAAGCGGTCTGCTTCCGCGTAGCGCCGGTGTAGGGGTCGGTAGCGTCCTTCGTCTGAGTCATTTGGACGTAGTGACGGTTTCCGGCCTTTCCCCGCGTGTGGTTGATGATAACGGTATAACCGTTACCACCAGTGTCCACACGCTCAGCTCCGTATCCGTCGCTCTTGATGGTCGCGAAGACCAGCGAGGGCGTGGGCGAAGCTGCGGCAATGGTGACTGGATCGGCGAGCATAGACGTCTCCTGTTGATATGAATGAGCTCACGAACGGGGTCTAAACCCCGCTTTGCGAGTAAATTTGAGGCGCTGCGCAAGCAGTGCCCCAAGGATGGACTTCTGATAATCCGTCAAAGATGACGGCTCAGAAGTTGTCTTCACATCAAGGGCAGTAGCTACATCTCTACGCGTTTCACACGTGTAGTCGTAGATGGAGGTGTGGACAGGGTTCGGAATATAAATGTCCGAATACTGTGTCACCACTCCATTCACGTAATGATGATTGCTCCGCCATGAGTGCGACTTGTAGTCAGAGACCAACTTCCCCTGCGAGACGCAGGTGATGAGGCCCCAATTGATTAGGCTCGGGTCGTGGTTGATATTGTCGATTAATTCGACATAATTACCTGCGCCCGTAAACCAGTCAATTAACCATGTCCAAGGGATAAGATTGTAAAAATCCGTTGCACGTGGTATGACTCCTAACCGCTTCAGGAATTCCCTGTTGCGGAACGAGACATCCATAAAAGGAGGGAAGTCGAAAGTTGCGTTTATTACTAAGCGCAGCTCCGACGTTCGCTCAATTCTCGACTGAACACCGTCTCCGTAGAGGAGATATTCATTCGGGATAGTCTCGTAGTCGAACCCAGAGACCCCACTCTCGCCCGAAACGAACTGGCGTTTCGAACGAAAGGTTGTTGGCTTCCCCGCTCGGGAAATCAAGAAGTTATTCTTCTTGACGACCTTTTGCGGGAGAGCCAGCAAATCTGTAATGTCCTTGTAGAGTTGCTTCCACCCGAAGTGGTACGATAAGTACTCGTTCGGGATTTGCTTTGCCGACGCCTTCAGGTCGAAAATGATCTTCCTGGTAGACGGCGAATGAGCAAGGGAAACATAGAGATCACGGAACGTCTTCGCAGTTTGCTTTAATGAAGCAACGCTGTGTGGGACGTCTCGGAGCTCGACGACGTTGCGGAAGAAGGTGTACTCCCTGTTAAAAGGAGACCACCCCTTCAAGAGGTTTACAAGGTTGGACGAAATTAGTCCTTCGTTGTAGGCCACTTCGTGCGCACGTAGTCCACTATGAGACGATACAGATAGGCGCGCTCCTGAGCCGTTGATTCTACTATAACGGATGTCAGTGCCACCGTCCCTATAATCGTGAGTGCCACCGGCAAGCACGATACAAGGGTCGTTAGGTACATTAGCACCGGCATAGTATTCTGAACCAACGACATAATGCTCCTCCACTGCTCGCGCTGGGCTCTTCACATACCCTTTAAACATTGTAAGGGTACCTTGTGTTGAACCCATTAAGCGAGTTCGTGTCGAAGTATCATGGAGAGTATCTGGCAACGGTTCCTGTGGATATAACTCCACAGTATTATCGTTGCGAAATCCTGTATGGACCACGAAAGGTGCCGTGCAACCACCCACGCCGTTATAATTACCCGGCGAGGCAAAACTGTCAACAACACGAGAGTTGCTGAGAGTTCTTCTCTGCAAAACAGAGAGGACAGCACGATACTTTAAGCGGTTCTCAGGGGTTATCACGCCAGGAGACACCTTGAACTTTCCAACCGGATCGATCGCAAAAGCGAAAGACCGGATGAATTGCCAAGGTATGTACCTGTAGAGAAACCACTCATCCTCAGAGAGAGCTTGTTCGAGTCGATCGAAACGATACTCATAAAACTTATGAGGATCAAGGCCTTCAGGAAGTCCCCTAGTATCTAGGTTATTCCTGGGGTCATATATCGTAACCATCGCTCGACTCCGTCTGATGTGAAAGGTATGCCCTCGGTAAACCCCGAGGCACAATAGGACAACATTGTCCTAGTCCCCCCGCGAGGGG